TAGCTGGGTTTGAAGAGTAAATAATCTCTAAATAGGCATTACCCGCCACACCAGGATAGACGTAAAAATTACGGGGGTTAGCCTCGTCATAAACATAGTGTTTTACAATTGCAGAGTGTGCTGCGTCACCACTCACGGAGGGGTCATGCCAATCAGGGCTCTGAGCATCAAGTACTTCTCTATCAACTAATCGGACCGACCGCTTACCAGTTCCGCTGCTTGCAGCTGACATATTTCTAACTACTTTTAATAAACGGTTGCCACCAGTAGGAATAGACTGCTTTGTTCCAGTGACTAAAGGAACGGTTTCGTTTGCCGCGCTTGCATCAGGTTTTAATAAAGCGATCTCTCTTTGAGCGTCGTTGATCCATAACACTAGCTCTCCAACAACTGGCCATCTAACACCCGTTGTATCCTGAAGTACTGTTTGTGCCCTATCTATTACGCTTTGTACTGTGACTGCCATGATATATACCTATGAGTTGAGTATCGATTCCCAGGCTGCTTCCCGTTCATCTGTATCGACCGTTCTTCCCATAGCTTTGTTAACTACTGCTGCTTTGGGATAACCGTCGGTTTTAAAATTCTTTGGGTCACCTTCGTCCATCATCTTCTCAAGTACTGTTACAAGATCAGATGTGGGTACGACAGGTGCTTCTTCAATTACTTCTTCGAACACTGCTTCTTCAGCATTTTGTTCTTCGACATATTTGTCGTTATATTCTTTCGCGCCCATCTGTATCGCTAATAAGCCAACTTCTTCTGCTATCTCTCTTGGAACGCCCGCTTCAAACAAAACGGCTGTTCCGCCTAGGGTGGTCACTCTTAATGACGTTTCACTAACAATCTTCATGATTAACTCCTATATAAATAAAAAGCCCCCTCCGAAGAGGGGGCGGTTGTCTTACTGTGCAGAATCTAGACAGATAACGCCGAAGTCCTGTACAGATCCTGAAATGTCAGAATTGTACTTAGGCTTGCGAAGTCCGAAGATCTTGCCTACAGAGATACCAGACTGGTTGCCATAATCGAAAGTATCTTCAACCATTTCAGGCAAACCAATGTCAGCCATAGCTAGGGCCTGAGCACCACAGAACAGAGCACGCCCGCCAACTACGTTAGCTGCTGCGCCCCACTTGTAGCCAGCTGCGCCAGCGTTAGATGAAGAACCAGTAGTAGCACCAGAAGTGTTAAACACATGACGGAACTCATGGATCATTACACCGTCAACCATCAACGATGAAGAACCAGCGAACAAGCTGTTAGAAGCTCCTCGAACGCCAGCGTTACGAACGTTAGCGATGAAGTCTGCATCAAGCTTGAGGTCAGCCATTTGCTGTGGAGTAACAAACATGTGGAAAGTTTCCTGGTTACCAGCACCACGAATACCACGGATGTAGTTATCTTTAGCGTAAGCCTTGAGGTTAACAATGTGGCGATACTTCAGAGTGTCACCAGCTACCAGAGCAGTAGTGTCACCAGCAAGAAGGTCGTCGCCGTCTACTCGAAGGTGGCGAGCTGAAGTAGGGGCAGACACGTCTGACGCAAACTCAAGGTCAACCAACTCGTGTCCAGCAGAGCTAGAAGTAGCCCGTAGACCACCATTGTTCTTGTGAGTGTATGCAACACCAGATAGAGACAAGAATGCTAACTGGTCACATCGATCAGCCATTGCATAAGCAAGTGCGTCACGAGATTGCTCTCGGAAATTAACAACAGTCTTCTGGTCAGTCATTCGGCCAGCAATTCTGTTTGCAAATCGCAACTGATCAAGCTCGATGGTTATGTCATACGCGCGGAGGGCTTCTTCATTTCCTTCCAACGTGTTGTCACCAGTGATGCCGTCGCCAGTCATGTCAGCAAGCAAAGTGATGTTAGCTTTAGTGCCTTTTTGATTTTTAGTTAGTTCAGTTACGCGCTGTACCATTGCGTTTGAACCAGAACCAGCGAACTGGTTGATGAAAGATTGGTTGCGAGCTACTTTCCAGAAGTCGCGGCTCCACATTTGGAGTTGGTCGCCAGTAAGCGTACCGAAGTTTGTTAAAGCCATGATGGCCTCCTATTAAATTGACAAAATAATTTATGCGGCACATGCCGCCTTATCAGCCGACTTAAAGGAGCGGCTAATCCGTATTCCCGTATCGTGGGACAACGAACTAGCGCTTATTAACGAGGTGCGACCTCGACAGGTTTTACGCCTTTGTAGGCGAGGGATACGTTTTTTACGGCTACGGGCCGACCCCATATCGTAGGGATGGACGTATGTACAATATTAGTATAGGTATTATAACAATGCAACACTTACGTGTAGAATATAAGACTCACAACAGTGAACCCAAAGAGAATCAAGGCGAGAGCCAACCCTACCCACGTATTTATGTCCGACCAATCTTGACCTGATATCATTTAAATATCTCTGTTATTTCTGGGTCTACGTACTTAGGTTTACAGTACGCCCGTATAGGAACAGGGTATGCTTCTTTAAATGTAATACCTGCCGTGCCTTCAACGCCTTGCAAACTAATACTTCTACTAAAGTATGTGCATTTGTTTAGATCAGCCCATACACCGTACTCTTCTGTTTCGATTACAAAACCATCGGCAGTCAGCGTTTCCAGCATTAGAGCAAATACTAACTGCTTCATCTGACAACTGTATTCTTTACATCGACCCACATAACTCTACAGACACAGTCAACTGCCTCATATTTACTGGAGGGTCTTGCTAGTTCTTGACACATGTACAGACAGTGTTGCTTTTTTAAGTAATACAGTGTCTTTTCCTCCTCAACTTCGCCATTAACGAAGAAAAGGAGGGCAAACACCATTTTCACTTTTTAGCGAGTAATGCTGCTACTAACGCTTGGATTTGCTCGTTAGTCTTTTCTTGGATCTTTTCTTGCCGAGCCAAAGAGTCAACAATCGCATCAACTTTAGTTTCTGTAACAGCTTGTGCTTGGCCATTTTCAGCCGCTTTTTTAGCTGTCTCTTTCACTATCACTTCTATGCGTTTAACTTCTTTAGTTGTAGTTTCAGCGTTGGCTTGTGCTGCGCCATAAGATACAGCACCAACAAACAAACTAACAACCAATGGGATAGCCCAAGTAGGTATCACTATGCCTTTATCACTCATTTTTTACCTCATCTATAACGTGATGTTTTCTTCGCAATCTTTTTAGGTTGCTTAGATACTTGTTTACCCGCCTTGGTGTCTTTGCGTTTCTTTGCGGAAGTTGCCGCATACTCCTTTTTGGTTAAGCTTTCTCTTGCTTTTTTTGGTAAATACCGCTCACCAGTTGCTTTTTTACCTTGTGTGCTGTTTTTACCGGATTTTGTCCCCCATTTTTCATTTGTCCATTTAGATAATGACTTTTGGGCTTTAGTTTTAGGGCCAGAATAGCTGCCGCCTGACTTTTTGTATCGTTGTGTGGCTAACTGTGCTTTCCTAGCAGACCATTGACCCGGTTTTCCGCCTTTGCTGCCTGCTTTTACTGCTGCAACAATACGTTTCCACTTAGGTTCGTCACTTCTAGCCATTAGATCACCACTTCGCTCTGTTAGCCCAGTAGGCTGCTGACATTTTTCCTTTGGCTATATTTTTAGCATGACGCGCCTTGAAGCTAGCCCGTTTCTTTTTCATACGGTCAGATTCACCCGCTTTGGGTTTTCCCGCCGTTTTCGCTCCTTGCTCTCCGAATCTAATTGTCTTGATTTTGTCACCTTCCTTTGCAACAACAATGTGGCTTTTCTTCGGATGGGACGGAGTCCGTTTCGGTTTATTGAATCCACTAACCCCAGCCCTCGCGAGCCGGGGGTCTTTTTTTGATGCCATATATCACCTCTTTTATAAAATGTCGCCTCGTAAACGTTTTAATGTTGCTTCAGGTAATGCTGCGAACTCATCTTCAGTCAAAGTGCTTAGGTCAATCCCTTTTTCACCGTGTGTCGACGAGCTTTCACCTGGTAATTCAGGGGGTTGAGATTCTGCCGCGCGTAACTTCTTGCTTACTTCTGCTCGTTTCTTCGCCACTTCATCACTTTTCTGCGCTTTCCCAGCCAAACTAGGGGCTTCTCCAACTGATTTATCTAAATCGTGATCTTTAACAACATATTTCACAGCTTTTGATAGGGCATCTACTGCTTCATATCCTTTCAAAATAAACGCATCACGTAGTTCAACAACTTCGTTGGTCATATCTTGATCAAACTCTTCGGAGTTATTATTAAAAACTGGATAAGCTTCTTCCATTGCGCTTGCAGCCTGCTGCAGAGCAGTCATTTGACGGTCTTTATTAACGGTTTGAGACATCTCTTGTCTCATTTCATATTCAAGTTGCTCTCGTTCTGCTTTTCTAATTTCTCTTCTAAGTGCAACCGCTTTCTCTGTTTCACCATCCAAGACCATGTTTTGGTATTCCACTTCTTTTGCGTCAAAATCATAGGATTCCGGCGCGTCTTGGGCTTTTTCATTTGCTGCATTTATCTCATCTAGTTGTTTTTGAAGAGCTTTTTGTTTTGCGAGTACTTCATCTAATCGTGCTTTAGGAACCATAGGTTTTTTAGCAGGTTTCTCGTCAGCTATTGACTCGGGCTCAGGTTCTGACTCCTCGTCAGGTTCTTCTTCGGTCTCTTCTTCGGCCACAGTCTCTTCTTCGGTTTCTTCGGCCACAGTCTCTTCTTCGGTTTCTTCGGCCACAACTTCAGCTTCTCCTTGTTCTTCTACCTTTTCGATTTTGTCTTCAACTACTTCATCGAAACTGAGGTCAACTGGGCCACTATCATCTTCTTCAATGCGATCTGCACCCGGCATTACGTCGAATTCGAGCGTGGTTTCTTCTTTGTTTTCTTCTTGCTTACTCATATAAGAACTCCTATCGTTCCTGTTGGGGTTGGGGGTTATTTCTTGCTTGCTGCATAGCAGTTGTCGCTATCTTAGTAGCCGCACTAGTCTCTGCTTGTCCCTGTCGTATCTGATTTGTCTCAGCAGACAGTTCTCTTCTGAGGGCTAATTGCTCCTGATTCATTTGTATCTTGGCCTGCAGTTCTTGCATTCTTAGCTGTGGATTAATCTCAGCCTGCTCTTGTACCTTGGCAATATTGACTGCTGCTTCTGACTGTATCTTTCTAACTTCTGCTTCGAGCTTCGCTATCTCAAGTTGTAGCTGCTGCATAGCAACTTGCTGCTGAGCAGCCATAGCTTCTGCTTGCTCTGGAGTAGGGGGTTCTTGGCCAGTCATGGTGCGAATGCGTTTTGCTAACTCACCTTTCTTTGCAAGATGGCTGTACTCGACAATTGCGTCATCTGGTACTGCTACACCAACTTGTCTCAGGCTAATAGCCTCCGCAAACTGAACTTCATCGAAGCTGTCACGAGCAGGGGCGGTAGAGACAATCACGTCATACTCACCAACCATAAGATTATTTATAATCTCGCCTTCAGGCGTCATTTCATTTATGACCATAGGTTCGCGAGGTTTTAAAGGATCAGACTCGTTAGTAACCTGAACTACACGCTGCTCGGTATAGAACGTTTGTATAAGATTTAAAATTTTCTCTGCTAGGTACTGACGAGATTTACGCAGGTTATCAAGTGGGACTTGTATCATTACTGCGCCGCGATTTTGCTTCGCTTGTATTGCAACGCCTGAAACTTCTGCGCTGTCTGTACCCAGCATAGAGTCATTAACACCAGATATGGTCTTAATGTTTAGAGCCGCTTTTTGTGCAATTCGATCTAACCCCGTAGGGATCTGGTTTGCTCCGATTTTCTGCGGGGGTGTTGTGCCTCGGGCGTATTCAAGAACAAGTCCTGTTTCTGCACCATGCTCCTCTAGGTCATCAGCAGTCATACCAACTAACGATCCAGACTCAACCATCCATCCACTATTAGCTGTAGTATTAACTATATGCAGCTCTTGAGATGCAATCTTGTTCAACTGCTCTTGCGGAGATAATAAATTTCGTACAACACCGAAAGGTCGACCACGTCTGAAATAACAAAAGAAGGGGATAACCGTAAATTGATTGTAGGGTGACCAATCATCGTGCAGCACAACCTGATCGCAAGTAACTGTCCAACGCACTTTACGTATTACCTTACTAACTACTGATAGGTTGTGCTTCTTAGCAAACTTTTTAACTTTACCCTCAGACCACGCATCCGGAGCTTGACGTTGATCACCTGTATCAGGATCTACAAAAAAATCGCAGCGCGTTAGTTTTTTATGTTGACGTTCTACTACTCTTAATGCTTTTACATTTCGATATTCTTCATCACCTGGTACTCCGGCTCCAAAATAATCGTCGTTTGTTTCCGTATCTCCAAAACGTGTCTCCTGATACTCAACAGAGTCTGGTCCGAAACTCATGCCATTTTCAGCGACGAAGAGTAGTCTCTCGGCCTTAGCTTTACCGTATAGCTCTTCTATCTCATCAAGAGTCATCCACTTAGTTTCGAAGACTTCATTCCAGGACTTAGGATCAGCGTCTTTAGCATCAGGATCAATCAAGATGTCTAGCGGATCTTTAGCTGTGATTCGAATTTCACCTTCAACGTGGTCGCTGAAGTCCATGCGAACATCAAAATAACCACGCCCATCCATAATTAAACCGTCAGAAAACACTTGCTGCTCAACCCAGTCCAGCTTGTTGTTGTCGGATATTTGCATGTACAACTTATTCAACGTCTGCGCTACAGCTTCATCACCACCTCTTCGTGGTTTGAACTGAATGTCAGCTCGTCGTGTTGATTGTTCGCCAAGGATTGTATTTACAGTAGGGAGAATAGTATTAATAGTGAGGGCAGGGCGGCCTTCTGCTTCTAAAGCGGCTTCATCTTCACTGTCCCACTGTTCACCTTGATAATACTCATCACATTTTTGTGCCATATAAACGTAGTCTAAGTGCCCATTATCTCTAGCTCGTTCGTATCTGGCCCATTGGGTACGTGTGATTTCTTCTTCCTTCGCTGGGTTGATCTTCGTTGCTTTTGCCATTTTTATGCGCTCATTGCCGATTTGGTGCGTTCACCTTTTAGTAATCCAGGAAGCCTATCTCGCCAGCTTGGTATGTATTCAACCTTTTCGATGAAGGTACTAAACTCTGTCATCATCAAACCGATCCATGCCAAGGCATCTACCTGGTCGTCGTGTACCCCATTAGGGAAGCGCAGTAACTCTGCTACCAAAGGGCCTGTAAATTGTTCTTCTTTAGGCAGAAATACCATGCCTTGTTGCATCCGGCCTTGGATAGCTCTAGCTCGCGCCTCCTTATCTCTTCGACCTGTTTTAAGGTCTTTAAAATATGCTTCATATAACCCACGTTCGCGGACACGCTTCTCGAGGAACGGTCCGAGGGCCATCTCTATATGGCCCTTCTCAATACCTATGATTGATGGTTTCCAAACCTCGTACAGGTCTAGTATCTGCTCTACTAATTCAAAACCATCAAAACGCCCACGAACCATATCAACCACGAACATCTGGTCGTACTCATCTACACCAACTACAATACCTACGGTGTAGTCATTCCTATCCTTCTTACCTATCGCCAAATCCCACGCGCAGTAAAATTTCATGCGGTCATGGTCAATATCTTCTCGGTCGTAATAACTAATCATGTCTCTGGTGAAATAATCACCGTCATCAGCAACGGGGTTCTGCTGATATAACGCGGACCAATCTCTAGGGCCCACGGCTTTTTCTATCCTTGCTAATGCTTCTTCGTCGTAACGCTCGCGATGTAGGGCTTCGCCCTGGTTTCGGAACTCTTCGTCGACTTCGGCTCTGGCGGGGTAGTTAACAACTTCCCATTGTTCGCCATTATCAGCTGCTGCTTTGAGTAGCCGTCCAGCAAGATCATCGTCATGCCAACGAGTGAGAATAACGAGTACACCACCACCAGGAGCAAGACGGGTATATGCCGTCGAGGTATACCAGTCCCAAGTGCTTTCTCTAGCATTCTGTGATTCAGCATCATCACGGTTCTTTACGGGGTCGTCGATGACAAGGATATGAGCTCCTTTACCAGTAATACCACCGCCCACACCAGCAGCAACAAAGCCACCGCCACTAGTCGTAAGCCATGCTTCAGCTGACTGAGACTGCGGATCAAGGCGGGTTTTAAAAGCAGACTTAAACCCTTCTTCACGTAAGAGTCCACGGACTTTTCGGCTAAACGCCATTGCAAGCGAGCCCGAGTATGAACAACTGATAAATTCGTGCTCTGGGTTTCTACCCAAATGCCAAGCTGGGAACGCCACTGACGCAAGCGTGCTCTTACCATGTCTGGGTGGCATGAATAACATAAGTCTTGGAGACTTTTTTTCAGCGACATCTCTTGAAAAATCCTCTAGTCGTTTACAAATATCTTTGTGCACCCAACCCGCTTGATAATCTGGGTTGAACCTTTCCACAAAAGGTAATAACCGTTTGCGTGTTAAGAATCGTAAGGCAAGTTCTGCGCGCGCCTTCTCTTCTAATGTTGTTACTTTTTCTTCTTCTGGTTCGGGGGTCGTGGGCAGTGGTCCTTGCTCCGCGATGTCCGCTTTACAATAAACACAAAGACGATCTGTTCCCGCGTATAGTGTTTCGGGATGCGACACTTTGCAGCGTATGCATTCGACCTTGTTAACTTCCGTCATCTATTTCTCTTGGTACATAAAACTCAACGTGCGCTTGGCAGTTAGGGCAGCTGAAGTTAGAGACCATGATGTACTCTTCACAATCCTCACAACCTTCGTCTCCGCCCCATATAAGCTCTGTCTTACACGTCCAACAGTTCAACCTAATACCCGTATTTCTTTTTTGGCTTAGCTTTAGCCTTGGGCTTTTTCTTTGCTGCAGGCCCTTTAGCGGCGGCTTTCTTTGCTGCTTGTATCTTTAGTGCCTTCTTTGCTTCTTCAGCGCGCTTATTGGACATCGGTGCGCTAATCGCGGGTCGCGGTTTTTTCTTCATGGCCATAATTAATCACTCTTTGGTTCTAAATAGTTAATATCTTTACCTGCGATCTTCAACAGGTCCTCATCAGACATGCGTTCTAGCTGTTTCGTACCATTAATGTTGATATTTACTTGCGTTGCGTTATCTGGAGCAGCCAAACCGTGCAGTTTGACTAGGGAATCAGTGGTATTTTTCATCTCAGTAGCGTTTGCGGAGGCGTTATATGCCTCCATGTACATAAGATGTGCGTTTTGGTTGGTAAATTTGACCGTTTCGCGCATTTCTTCTCGATAATAGTCGAGCGCTTTTTGTACAGAGGGGACTTTTGCAGCAGCGTAGGCTGCTTGAGGGGAAGAATAACCAGCACCGCGACCCGCAGCCGCTGTACTCATACCTGAAGCGATGAGCGTGACCAGTTTTTCTTGCTGCATGGTCAGTGATCCGCGGCTTATGCCCATGTATGGCATATGCGACTGAAACTCGGTGTGTTCACTGACTAAATCAGTGGATTGTGACTCCTGTGTCTGCGCCATAATTCTCTGTATCGTTGTTGAAATACACAAAAGCAGGTGCGCCCTCAAACTCTTGAGACGACAGCTCTGTTATATAATCCTCGGCATAAGCTTCGGAATGCCCGTTAGCTATTACGATGGCGACCGCTTTATCGTAGTCGTACGCAAGCACTTCGCAGTTGTTACGGACAGTTGTGCCAACTATTGCAGCATCGAGCCCTTGTATAGCAACTACTTCTATATCCAGCATGACGCAATATTAGCTCAGGTATTAATTAATCGCAAGATTGTTCGTGAATTGTTTTAATCCACCAATAAAACATGTCTTCTGGTAGGTTATGTCGCAAAATATTAACACGGTAGCAAACTAACTGGATATTTTGTGGTGTATAACCAGCGTTTTGGTCAATTCTATCGATAGAAGCATTAAATTCTTTTTTACCAGTACCATCTCTATGATGAGTCATTGCAACACCGGATAATGCGCAGTGACCATCTTGCTCTTGCCATAATTTGACTAGAGTTTCAGTGTTAATCGTCCACTCATAATCTTTTGCTCGAGCGGATCTTGCTTGGTTGTGGAGTTTATTCAGGTATTCACTATAGGAACTGGACCACTTTTTACGTCGACTCGCGTATCTACACGCTTTGCAGTCTTTTCGGTTGTATCCCGCATCAGTAAAATCTTCAACGGGGTACTCTATTTGACAAGTTGCACAAGTTTTATGCGAGTCCATGATTCGCATAGTAACAGAATATAGTATCTATACTAATATTAATTACTTGAGAAATTTTTTTAAAAATTTTTTTAGGTTTTTGTTTTCTGAATCGCTCACGCACTATCTCCCTGCTTGCGGCCTGCGGCCTACGTGCCCCCGATCCGGATTTATGGAACCTTGTTTCGTAATTCCGTTTTGGAACCTTGTCCTGTTTTTCATACCTCGCTCCTTCGTCGCTCGGCGTCGGTTGTTTTTGTGTCTCTAACTTATAGGAGTAAGACATGAACAATTTTCAACTAGTACAAACGATCAACCTTAGCGATGGGATGCACTGCGAAGCACAGGCTGCGATGTTTATGGGTGCGACGCGAACCGACTACGTGGTTACTAACCCTGCTTGGAACAATCGCCTGAACGATACAACGTCACATGCTGCCTTCCGCGAGTACATGGCTGCTGAGCTTTGTGTCCCAGATGCAGATGTCCAAGGGCCTGAGCGTTGTAAGAGCTCTGGCTGCTGGTCCTTTTCATACCTGGACGTATAGGAGTAAGACATGAACACATCAGAATTATTCGAACGACACCTCAATCCTGAACGATTCAAGGGCAGCGAACCGCGAACCACTCGCGTTGCTCGCGCTCCACGAAGAACGAACGACGTAC